GGAATATTCACGAGGATTGGTTCTCTTTTTGTCCCAATCTTCCATCTGCTGCGGTGTTGCAGGTGCAAGACGATACAACTGATTAGACGGCAATGTAGGCTCTCCGCAACTCTTCGACTTTCCTGATCGTTTCATGGACGTCACCTGAATGCAAAATTCCATGACCACCCTTGTTGATCCACTGCTCGATATTCGAGAACGTATCGTCGATTAGCACTTTGTTGGGACCGGAGTAATTTTGCTTCTCACGCTTTGGAACAACGATAGTCGTGTACTCTGGACCGAACTTGTCACGAACCCAGTTGATCTTTTGCTCGCGAGAGCCTTGACGAACTGGAAGTCCTGTGAGGAAGTACGGGTTGAATTGCTTGCAATAATCCCACAAGATGTCAGCGTCGGCCATCATCTTGAGAGAATAGAAGTAGTCCGGGACGGAGTTGACGTGTTTCCACAACTCTTTCGTCGTCACTTCATGCGGCCACTTCCCGGTATCTTCAAAGAACTTACCGGAGAAATCGGCAAACACACCATCCAGATCGAGGGCGAAACCTTCGAAAGGATTGTGGTCGATAATAATGGGTGTGTAGGTTTGTTTGTTCATATGAGAATTATATCTCATATTTTTGCGGATGTAAATTCTTTTTGCAAAAAAGAATGGGGAACCGAAGCTCCCCATTTTCAATCACATATTGACGAGGCGAAGTACACCGCCAAGAGGTATAGGCGCATCGAACAAGAAATGCGGCGCGCCTTTAACAGCGTCGAGCTCTATTTTGGAATCACGAGCTTTGCGATCTACGCTGCGCGAGTGCGTGACATGGTAAAAACTGTCATCGAAGTGACGAACACTTTGTCCATTAACATTAACGGACAGCACGTCCAACCCGGCAAAAGAAGAAAATCCGGTAGCTTCAACGCTTAACGGGGTGTGAGATACTGTAAAGTACGCAAGCATCTCATCATAGAATTCTTGCTTCACGCCAAATTTGAAAGTGACGTGATGACACACCGACTTTTCATGCTCAGGCGGGAAAAGTGACAAAAGCTTTGAACGAGTCTCATCGGACAGTACGAACGCTAAGTAAGTACCGGGCCGCCATGGCTCGACCAAAACTTTTGCTATTTCAGGTGCTGGTGTGATTTTTTTCAACATTCTGCTTCACCGTCAAAAACTTGAGAATGAGCGTATCTTTTGCATCATTGCTCATATTGACGCGCTTCACCTTCTTGAGGTTGCGGAAGAGCACACGAGCTACAGCTTCGATCTCACGGGAATCTTCCAGAACATCTTGCATCATGGTATTGCGCGTTTCTTTGCTGAACCCTTGGAACAGGCCCTCGTCGAGTGACATACCGATGCGCTCGACCACATCTTGCAAATTCGAAAGCAGCTCCGAAAGATTTTTCACTGACTCTTTCGATTTTCCAACAAACTCAGCGATTGCATCGTCGCTAGCGTTGCTGTCTTCGTCGTCCGAATCCACCAGGTCGGCGTCCGGCAGGTTGGATTCGTCGTTGAGATCAACGTTGCCTTCGTTGTCTTTCTCCATGGTCGCTTCGCTCATCTTATTCAACTCCGTTGGTTATACTATAGGTAGATTTTATCATATGAGAGGTAAAAAGTAAACTCTTCATACCTCTCATAGACTAAATGAGGTAATTTTGACCTATTACTCGTCAATATGGCGAACTACGCCACGAGCATCAGGCTTACCCCATTTCCTTTGTTTGACGATCTCAAATTTGTCCAGCGACGCTCTGAACAAATTGTATCCATGCTTGTGCGCGTGATGCGTCATGAGCAAGATGACATCGGCTGTTTCCATCGGATCGGACGGCTCATCCTCTAGTTCATCCAATTCATCTCGCGTATGAGCGATACGGCTTTTGTCGGATGACGCTGGGAACGTGATGTCAGACCACGTCCCCGCCATCATTTGAAACTTTCCCCACAGTTCTTCTAATTGCTTAATTTCTACGTCAGTCAAAGCTATCACCAATACCATTCTGTTTGATGTCTTCAATGTTTGCGACATCATTGATTGTTTCTACTACACCCGCTGCAGCATCCATGAGGAACTCCGATACGGCCGAAGCTGCCTCAAAAATTACTTCACCGGTCAAGATAAATGTTGCAAAGCCTTCTTCGGGCTTTTGAGATTTTGATGGTTCTGCCATCATGTTAGCTGGATAGTAAAATTCTACCGGAGCTTGGTTGTTCAGGTCGTTCTTAGGACAATGACGAAAATTACATTCGGTCGTATCATATGATCCGAACCAGAATTTTTCAGAGCACCTGGTGCACTGACGGAATTTGAGCACTTTCTTAACGAAGTTTAGCATCACTATTTTCCCCAAGACTGGTAAAAACCAGGCGGTTGGTATGACCTTACGCCTAATGACTTTCCGTAAATTTGCCGCAGCATTGAATACACATACCGGTTATGTCTGTTATAAGTTTGGTCGAAATCAAGATTGTAGATTTCGGCAACAAACTTCGCCACGGAAGCTGAGCGAGAAACACCAGCTTCGCAGTGAACAATCAACTCGTCAACGTCTCCCTGAACGCTAGAAAGAAATTTCAGAATCTCTGATGTTTGTTGAATTGTGATGACTTTATGAACGCCATCGTCATGCGTGTAATCGTGAAACTTTAACCGAAGAACAGATGTCCAAACGTGAGAAGGTATTACTGCGTCAGGAAAGCCCGGTGTCGTGATCGAAATCAGCGCTCTGCGAGTAGTATCACCCGGCTGCGGGATGAATTTTTCTACGGCTGACTTTGAGACGTGAGTTGTTCTTTTGATCCTGAACATAGTAATTCCTCTTCTAATTGTTTGCGGTACTCATCGTACCATTCTGGTCTGGACCTCACTTTCCAGGTTGCGAACCGATGTTTTTCACCGACGTAGAATCTCTTGTATGATTCTGGTACATCTCCGGGCACTTTATACTTTTCAGGCATAGCGGCCGGCGGATCAACAAACTCAACTCCGTCTTTGATGTTCTTCGGAATTTTTGAAAGGAATGTCACTAACTTTTCACAGCTGTGGGACTTATTGCGGCGATAAGAGAACTCGTGAAGCAGTGCGAGAAAGAGCTGGTAAAGCCACCGATAATTTGCAGCTGAGCTTCTCAACCAAATGTTTAAAGGGACATTCGGGTGAGTCGATCGGTAACACCACAGCTTCTTGCACTCTTCTGGTGAGTCATTTAGCGGCAAGTACTCACCAGGGAGCATCCAATGCTTCTTGAATTTTCCTGGCAGCTTATGATTTGGGAGGAAGACTAGTGTTCCGTCTAGCATCCGGTGAGCAGTTGAAAGCAGCTGAGCTGTTTCAGTTACCATCTTGATGACATGCTTATCAAGATGCCATTCGGCTGCTTGCACCGGATCACGACTGAGGAAGAAGATATTCACTTTGTAATCCAACCAAACCATCGATAGTTGAATTATAAAACAAATGTTATGAAAAGTAAATTGAAAAGCTACTTATTTGACACAATATCATCAATTTGTTGCCGAATTGCTGGCCAGCGGTGTGCATATTTTGGATCAGCATAAAAATCTACGAGTTCACGGTATCTCCATGAGACCATGCTTGCGTCATCATGTGAGAATTCCATCATGTTGATTCTTAGCTCATGCGCAACCTCGACAGCAAACGCTTCAAGTTCCAAGTGATCTGTCAAATAAGCTTCGGTGGAATTATCATCCTCACTGTAGTACGGCTGCCGCCCAGAAATGAACTGCTGCCGATGCGTTAGCTCGTGCGCAATAATCACCTGTAAACCGTAAAGAACTGTCTCGCGGTTAGGTCCGTAAAATTTTTTGAAGAATGTTCGGAGAAGATAAACGGTGATGACCCCAGAGCAGCAACATTCTGCTTGATCGATACCATTTTCTCCATAGCCGTAGTTATTCGCCGGCTCTTTGGAAAGTACAAACTCTATGTCATACTTGGCAAAAGCATCATTTAGACCATCAATCAAATCTCGCGATTTGCTGTACTCTAACATACTATTGCACGTTTTTATTACAAACCCATCAGATAGGTCTTTTCTTCTGCATTTCAGAAGTTTAGTCAGAGAAACTTGGCTCACATACTACCTTACAGCTTTGATAATTATGCCAAGCGTGATTTAGCATTTCAACCGCAAGCGGTTTATTTTGCTCCACCTTGGCCTGCATCTGTGCTGTAATTCGTGGAGCGCACTTAGTGAGCGAAGTGAATGCTTCAAAAATACAGCTTATCGGGTTTTTATGTGTATGGAATGAATTTAAGAAAGTGAAGATTTCTGGAACATTTTCTGGTTCTGACCAAATTAGCTGAACATCTTCTATTAGTCTCAAACCGACTAAAACAGCAATCAAATCTTCCTGGTTGACTGGTTCATGTCGTCTTATCTGAGATTCGGTTGAATCCAGATAAGACATAAACGAGATGTTCAGTGGTTTGTCATCTTTCAGCTGCCGCTTGAATTCTGCGATAGCTGACTCAAACAAGTAATGCCTAAGATGCATGTTAACACCGCTAAAAGTCTGTTGAGACTTATTTATGCGGTGTTACATTGCATTAGGTCAATGTGGTGCTTCCATCAATGACGTCGCCGGCGATGATTGCTTGGGAGCCGCTAATCGAGGCATTACCTTGAATGATAGCAGTTCCGCTCACCGTAGCATTTCCGAAAACCTGAGCATTACCACGAACAGTAGCTGGACCAGCGACCGTTGCTTTACCATAGACCTTGCCAAAGCCTTGAATTACTGCATCACCGGTGATAACTGCATTTTCAGTGACTTGGCCGCCGCCGATCACTGAAGCGTCGGTGACGCTAGCAGCTCCATAGACTTGAGCATCATTGTCGATAATAGCAGTGCCCTGAACAACAGCTCCGCCATAGATCTTAGCGCTTCCTTGCGCGGTGACACTACCTTTGATCGTGGCGGTTCCATACATTTTGGCGCTGCCAAGCACGTTAGCAGAACCGGAAGCTGATGAATTTTCACCAAGGATTGCACTGCCGTGGACGGTTGCAGTTCCTGATACTTGGGCATACGCCGCGATTTGAGCCGATTCAAAAACTTGCGCTGAACCAAAAACTTGGGGGCTATTGATGCTTTGGCTGACACCGACGCTGATACGGTCGGAGTATTGAGGATACGGCGTGATCATGTTAGTACCGACTTCCGCGGTATCATAAACCTGCGCACCTTCGTAAATCTGTGATGCTCCGCCTACGCGAGCGCTTCCAAAGACCTTAGCAGTGCCGTAGACTTGAGCATTGTCAAGAATCGTAGCAAGATCATACACTTGCGCGGTGTCATAGATTTTTGCTGAATTGCTTACTACTGCTGAGCCGTAGACCAGCGCATCTGGTCCAACAAATGCGGTCAATGCAACGCTTGCGGAATTTGCTACCCAACCGCCGCCGTTTGGGTGCTGGTGGGCCGGTACAGCGTTGTTACCGTCACCAAAGTCATGTGTGGTATAAGTCGTCATTGCATCTCCTGAGAATGAAGCTAATAGCTATGAAGCTATTTATGCAGCAATCTCAGAAGATGCGTTATTTAAGCTGAAAGCTTGTTTGGAATGATCTGCGCGTGAGCCCAGTGTTGGTCAGTTTGAACGTGTCCGGACCGAACCCACTTAGCTACCAACTTATCGTAGTCTTCATATGGAATTTCATCAACGACACGTACCACCAAACCTTCATCTACGCTGGTGTTTAGCAGAGATACTCTAGCCTTAACCTCTTCGACGCTAAAGATGAATGGTTCGCCAACCACTTCAACTGGGGTAATTCCGAGCTCATCGAACATGATCAGGGTATCCGCCCATGACCAGGCCACGTTGCGTTCATCCCAAACGGAAAAGCCGTAGAAGTAGCTTTCCAGATTATGGTATGCGATTGAGTGCTGAGCATACAGGTTTTCACCGCAGATGCGATAGTCAGCTGGAATCAGGTGTTTAATCTGCCCATGAAATTGCTTGACCCAGTTTCTTGAGGGATGATTAGCCGAGTCGAGACTTCTAGCATGACACGCCAGAGAAGTCATGGTCGTATTTTCACCGTCCATTTTCTTGGTTGCGATGCACAGTCTATTTTTGAAGTGATCAAGGGACCTGATGATCTTGTCATCATTTGACGTGCCAGGACTGAAGTCAAAGTGCATCGTCCTGGGGAATTTCTTATTCATTTTAACACCCGATAGTTGCTTAATTTCTTCTATTGTATACTATCAGCGTGAAAATGTAAATCAGTTGTTGTCTACTCTGGTTACATCAATAATGCTTGGTAAACCAGCTAGCGCTTTCACCGTTTCTGTCACAAATAAACTTACATCATCAATCGGTTTCTTCGCAAGCTCCATGATATCACCGTCTGGAACTTGAGCAACCGAAGCGTAGATTGCCGAACCAAGAGCTTTTGAAGCCTCTTCTATCGCTATGTTAGCCGCTGGTTCAATGCCCGAATCTGCGAGAGATTGCATAAATTTCACAATTGAATGCTGCATCGTGAATTGAAACTCGTCGAATAGCTGGCTTTTATCGAACTCCGTTATTTTCATCGACATTGTCTACCCCTATACGAAAACACGGATCCCAACTCGTGTTTTGTCCGTAACCCACGTACCCGCGCGGGTTACATAAGACACGCGTGTCACCGAGCTTATAATCGATGACGTGATGCGTGTGTCCATGGAGCCAGTAGTCAATTTCGCTGTACGCGATCTCGCTTCCCAGCTCACTGAAATACATGTGGTTGTGATGCCTTTTTGCTTCAGTCCGATACCGTTCAGCAACAGATCCATAGCTTGGAGCCATATGAGTCACGACTACCAAAGTTTGGTCGGGATGATCTTTAAACGCGTTATCGAAGATGAACTGCTTGGACTGAATGTGCTGACCGATGAGGTCGTTTACGTGAAGCCTGCGGAAATTTGGGCCAACTTTGATCTTCTGAAAGTCCTTGAAGCCATTGTTAGCTTGCCGCTCGTAACCAACGCTCAGCGCGGTGATTGGATCACCTTTGTTAACGTCCGTCCACAGCGTTGCCCCTACAAACTTCACCTGATCAAGAACAACAGCATCTTTCTCAAGGAAGAAAACGTTGTGAAGGTCGAGGTTAGAAAGAAGGTCTCTCACTTTCATTGGCACACGCGTCAAATTGCCGTGCCAATAATCATGATTACCAAGGACAAATATGACATACTTGAAGCGCGCGGCTACTCTTTCAATCCACGTTCTTCCGTCTCCATATTTTTTCTTGAGTATATTGAGACCTTCCCAAAGATCACCGGCCAGCACTAAGGCAGAATCATGATCTTCGGGTGTAGCTTCAGGCTCCCAAATAAGTTCCATCGCGGCGGCGAGCGCGTCGTGCTGTCGGCGTACACGAGGGTACGCAAACTGAAAGTCCACGTCCATATGAGCGTCGCTAATAAGCCTGATGTACTTCATTTGGTGCTCTCTTTTAATTATGATTTCTTTTGCTGCTCTTCATACTGCTTCCACACTCCCCCGGTCTGTTGGGGTTGTTGTGCGCGCCGAACTTGCTCTTGAAACATCTGCTGCGCCTGCTGCAATCGCTGAAATTCTGACCTAAGATGCTCTCCAACCTCAGCTTCGCGAGCTTGGACAATGCGATTCCATTCATCCACATTTCGCTGAGCGGCTTCTTCACGGGATGGAACATGTCCACCTTCAATTTCACTTAGCATCGCACCAATACGATTGGCAAGGTGAAACCGACCAAGCTTCTTAGCGCCGTCTCCGGCAGCAAAACGAGGAGTGATGTCGTAGCCTTGCAAAACATCCAAAAGTAGTGCTTCAAATATTTCTTTGGTTGATATAGACATTATATAACAAGTTCTAACTTATTGTAACCATAAACATCCAATCTGGTGGGCCCAGCTGAATAAAAATGGTCTTTCAAGCCAATGCTCTGGGTCAAAAGATCCAGGAATTCCTCATGGCTTAGATTTTGGTGAAGCCGCCCTGAGATTCGGAGCTCTGCCTGTTTGTCGATGAGTTGATCGACGCAAGTAATTCCAAGACGCGGATGGAGTGACACACCCGATCCAAATGAATCGATAATGTCATCCATAATTCTTGTTTGCAATTTGTCGACGTTGATCGGCGCAAACCGAAGCCCGTGCTGATAGTCGTTGTAGATGTTGGTCTTGTCTTCTACGTTGGCGAAACGCAGCGACTTAACTTCATCCGGAAGCGGACCGGCGCCATGGCGCGTAGTGTACGCTCTCGACATATAGCTGACGTCAAGATGATCGATACCAACGTCCGTCGCCAGGTCGAGCACGTTTTTGATGCCGCAATTTGACCGGGTGACGTATGGGAATACACCTCGAGTCATATCGATGGCGAGACCTTGCGCACCTTCAAAGACGAGATTATCGGCCGACAGCATGATGTCGTTGTCGACGAGCGTCACGAACGTGAGCATCGCCTTCACTTCTTTCATGTAGTGAACGATAATATCATCATCGTCGAGATACGGTAGTGAGGCCGGCTTCAACTTTAGCGCATGGAGCCGTCTGGGAATGTAGTTCGTTTTGATTTGCTGTAGCTTTTCGACAGCCACAGCGGAGTCGAGCAAATCTTTCATGCGAATTACAAAATCCTCGGCACCTTGTGATCGTTCAATCGTTTCACCGAAGCCTACTCCGCAGCTACCATGCCGACTAGCGCCACGTTTTTGCTCAACAGCTTGATTCAGCATGATGTCATACGGCGTTGTGACGATGGCTTCACGATCGACATAAACAGCTGGTGGAGCTGAAAGCACTTTGCCGAGCTTCGTTAGCTCTTTGAAGAAGAGCATCGGATTCACGACGAAGTGCTTACTCAGAAACGTGCTAGCCCCACGAAACGTTCCGGCGCCGAAATGGCCAAAGACGTGTCGACGCCCGTCCGGAGTCACTACGGTGTGTCCAGCTTGCGCGCCACCATTGAAACGAACAACCATCGTTCGATCGTTGGACAAAAAGTCGGTCATCAGGCCTTTGCCTTCATCACCGTACCCAGCACCGATAACTACGCAAGCTTTCTTCATGATAGCTCCTCCGTGACGTTGTTTAGAAGCGGACCACACCCGTCTTGTTCGACGCGGCAGCAGTCGTCAGGCCACCAACTGCCTTCGAGACGACGAGCGACGTATCGCCGGACCAGCTCGAGGCGACGGTGGCTGCGTCCGCGCCTTCGACGACTTGAATCGCCGAGACGATGACTTCCGCCAGCTTCGTGTAATCATCGAGAACGATGGCACGCTGGCCGAGCAGATCTTGCCAGTCGCCCTTCGTCTTGTCGAGACCGACGTAGCGAATGGCTTGGCCTTCAGCGATGATGATGTGGAAGATGTGGTACATCTTGCCTGCGGCTTCGAGCAGCTCTTGATTCGAGATAACCTGCGTGGCATCCGGATCGACGTGCGTTTGCAACTGCGCGAGAGTCAGATCGCGCGGAGGCAGTTCATCGCCGACTGTGAAGAGGTAACCCTTCTTGCCACGTTTTTCGAACGCATCGTGCGATGTCTTGCGTGCAGCGAACGCCCACGGAAGGTTGTACGACTCGTAGTCGTTGCCGCCACCGCCGCCTTCGATGTAAAGATCGAGCAGTTGTTCCGTGATGCGCATGTCAGCTTCAAACTGCGTGACTTGCAACGGCTGGCGGTCCGAGGCGGTGCAGTCACCGACGGCCATCGCCATAACGTGAGG